ACAAGGTCTTTTGCAGCAGGCGGCTCCAGTGGCCGACCATCACCACCCAGGTATCGGCGCGGCGCATCCGGATCTCGTCGTCCGTCGGTGCCGGGCGTGTGTCGAGCAGCGTGTCCATTGCTAGGCCCTCACCTTCGGGTGGATGCCGAGCAGCGCGCTCGCCCGGCGGCAGTCGCCCAGCGTGACGGTGACGTGCCGGGTCTGCTCGTTGTCGAGGTCGCTGTCGCCAATCGGATCGGCCGCGTCGGCGTAGGCGGTCGCAAACACGGTCAGTAACCGCAGCAATTCCGGCGCCTTTGCGATCAATTCAGCGCGGGCCGCCAAAGCCTCATAGTCGTTGTCGTAGTCGCCCTCGACCTCGGCCACCTCAACACGATCGCGGTCGATGACCAGAATCTCGTCGGTGGGGTGAACGCGCCACGGTCCCTTGATGTGGTCGGTCATCACGCGGTCTCCGACATGAGGCCCAGATCGGCGGCTGACACCACTCGGGGCATCTTGTCGGCCTGCGCGATCAGCATGCCGGCCAGCCTGCGCGCGTCGGCCTCGCTGAAGTCCATCGACAGGTGCATCTCCGTCCCAGCCGGCCAGAACGACAGATGCACGGCGCCCTTGTATTCGGACACGTAGAACTTCGGCGCGATCTTGGTGGGTTCCATCTCTCATCTCCTCTGGGCGGTGCGCCCGTGAGGAGGATTATAAACGGAGTGTTTATATTGGCAACAGAAAACGTACACGCTACGTTGATCACGAACGCGTGATAACGCGCGATTCACCCTGCACCGCCAGTGCAGGCTCGACTCTCAGGGCAAGCAAAAGCACAACGGCCAAGTGGACTTCAATTCCACCCAGCGATTGTGCTGTTACGCGTGTTCTTGTCTAGTTCTTGAGGCCATCGGTCCCCCTGAGTTCCAGGCGCCCTTCTTCGGAAGCGAGGCGCTGAATGACTTCAAAGGGTAAGCCCGCGTGAATGCCCCTGTAAAGGTAGTCCAGCGTGCCTTGCAGGTTCTCACAGATGGCGATTGCCTGCTCTATATCGAGTGGGCGTTCCCCGCGTTCGTAATTGCTTAGTCGTTGCGGGGATATTTTGAGATGCCGCGCGAGTTGGGCTTGCTTCACCCCTTTGGCAGCTCGCAACATCACAATTCTGTGACCTACGAGTTCCTGCCAAGCCCCGTTTTTGGCGATCTTCATAGATACACGGATACCGGAGGAGATTAGCAGGCGCATCTAAACGGACTGTTGACACATTCAACGGTGTGTTTATAGTTGCTGGGCATGACAGACACCGAAGCCCTCGACTTCCTTGCCGGCAGGCTTAGCGGAAAGCAGGCCGTTGCCGACGCCCTCCATGTCTCCATCCAGCGCATGACGAACTGGTACGAGCGCGGCATCAGCGCCAACAAGCGCCCGGCCGTGTGGGCCATGGTCAACGACCACGGCGGCAACCTCTCGCGCGACTGGCTGATGCAGAGGGCCGCATGACCCGCATAGACCCCGCCGCTCTGCGCGAGGCGCTGGACTATTACGACGCCAAAAACGCGCCGGAGGGGATGAAAATCGGCCTCATCTTCGCAGCCGCTCGTGCGTACCTCGACGGAGAGGCATGGCAACCAATAGAGACGGCGCCGAAGGATGGGACGGAAATCCTTTGGCGTGGCGACAACGGAGAGTATGCGCGGAAACGCTACACCTACAGCGTCATTCGTTGGCCTGAGTACAGCGAATGTTTTGCGGAGGGCGTTTGGCGCCCGCTCCCCGTTCTTCCTGAGTCCACCTGACATGTGGTGGTCCACCCTCCTGGAACTCGCCGCGTTCGTCGGCTTCCTGATTGCCGCCCTCTCTGTCTGGGGCATCGGCGCGGCTCTCCTTCTCATTGCTGAGATGATTATCGAGGGGAACCCGTGATGAGCGATTGGCTGGACGCCGTAGACCCGACTCAGCCGGTCAGGGAGCGGGAGGAGCGCCGCTCCAACAAGGCCCGCGCGCACTGGCAGAAGCTCCGCCAAGCCAAGGGCGATGTCGCCGGGAAGATCACTTCCCTGCAGGGCCATTCCACCGCCGTTGACCACGATTTCGACGAGAGATTTTAGCATGGAACGCCTTGGGATTGTTGACGATCTGGTGGAGCGGCGCGAGTCCATTGCGGCAACCCTGAGCCCGTCCGCTCGCCATCAGGCGTTCCCTACGATCTATGCGCGGCCGGTTCCCGTTGGCGACAAGCGCGGCGAGCAGGTGCCGAAGCTGGCGGCGGAGATCGCCAAGCTCAAGACCGAGAACACCGCGCTGAAAGAGGAAAACGCCCGGCTGCGGACGCTCCAGGGCGCGAAGTTCGAGGACCCGCTGGAGCCGGTCACGATCCCGATTGTCGCCGTCATGCACAAGTTCTGCGACGCCATGAACGAGGCCGGGCTGACGGTCGGCGATGAGAAGTGGTCGTTGGAGATGCTTAGGTCCGCCCGCCGTTCGCATCCGATAAGCCATCCCCGTCACGTCTGCATGTGGATCGTCCGCACGGTCTGCTCGCAGCCGTCCTACCCCAAGATCGGCCATGCGTTCGGTGGCATGGATCACACGTCGGTCATGAACGGTCTGAAGAAGACCCCGGACCACCTGTCCAGCTACCCCGCGCTTTTGAAGGTCGCGACGGAAGTGCTGCGCTCCTTCGGTGTCGTCCTCGCGCGGTTGGAAGAGGGATGCAAGCCATGACGGGGCGCTTGCTTGAGACTTGCATCCCCCGGCGGCAACAGCGCCGCGTCTTGAATTTCTGTTCCCACGCTGGCGGGCATAGCTTCCCGAACTCGCCCAGCAACGGCCCTGCGGTCCTCACCGATGAACTCCCGCCGCAGGGCCACCCCTTTGAAACCCCGGCTGCGGCTTGCCTCGTTGCCGCATCCTCCCCCGCCGGGGCACCTGGCGGTCACGTCGTCGAGCGTGTGGGCTCCGACGTGACCGCCATTTTCAATCCTCTGCGCCGCCAGCCTGGCAGCAACACGGCGCAGGACATCTCCGAGTCGTTCGGTTCGGTAGCTCCTCAGATCATCGGTTCGCGTCATGGCAACAACCATGGGGCATCCAATGATCGCGAAGTCGTCAATTTCTGCCGGGGTTTCGGCAATGTCTGCCGTGTCGGCGCTTGATCGCGTCCGCCCCATGCTGGTCGCCATCGGCGGCCCGCGCTCGTGGGACGATACCAAGGACCACTGGCGGAATCGTCTCGCCAGAAAGGTCGGCATCAACGCCCGGCGCATCCGGGCAATCCTCTCTGGCGAAAAGATCAAGGTTTCAGCCGATGAATATCTCAGCATTGAAGCGCGGTTCCTCGCGCTTGGTCAGCGCCTTGAAGAGGACCTGCGGGCGCTCTCCGGAGCGTCTGGGGATGAGGCTTCTGGCCCGAGCGGAACGGCGCGAGCGCCGGGTGCGCGAGGAGATCGCGATCATCCAGGCTATGCGCGCCCGAGCCAAAGCGTTGCTGGGCTCGCGGACTAGGGGAGGCAAGTGATGGGCATGTTCCGGAAGAAGCCGGTCGTCGTTGAGGCAATGCAGCTCAAGTACGAGGATGGTGGTGTCACTGCCATCATGGACTGGGCGGCGACGCACTACACGATCATTCAATTTGATCCAGTTCGCGGCCTCAGCATCGACACCTTGGAAGGCGTCATGCGAGCCGAGATGGGCGATTGGATCATCAAGGGCGTTGCCGGCGAACTTTACCCCTGCAAGCCAGACATCTTCGCCGCGACCTACGAGCCCGCCGACCAGGAGGGCAAGTGATGGCACTTCGACTCAAGCCTGAGACGCGCGAGCGGTGGAGGTTGCGGGTGGAACAGCAGTTTGTGACGCCGCGCAGTTTTAGGGGCGAACACACGTCGATTGAACTCGACTCTCCATGGCGTCCGGTTCCCCGCTCCGAGCCCGAACCCCCGGAACATACCGACATGTTCATCAAGGGATACGTGGATTGATGAACTGGCTCGGCCTTCGGCCTCCGCACCAACCGACCGCCTGCATCTGAAGGAGTGCTCCCAGTGACCAGCTATTCAACCTTTGTCGTCGGTTCCGAACACTTCGACTGCTTCAAGGCGCCGGAAGACAACAAGCCGCATTTGGCGAAGAAGATCATCTACAACGGGCGTCACGTCTCTTACGTCACCGACGCAGGGAAGATGCATTCAACCCGCGTTGCTCCCGGTAAGTGGTTCTTCGGAGCCCGGTGGGGAAGCCGCATGGACATTGTGCGTGATGCCATTGCGCTTGGGGTGATCTCCAAGGCGGCCAATGCCGCGCTCGTGAAGGCCGAAGAGGCCCAGCGCGCACGACGGGCGACCGCAGAGGCCGCGCGCGACGTTCTGCGCTACGCCAAGGAAGCGGGCCTGAGCCTGACCGTTGCGCAGAGCAAATCGCTGAAGCGCAAGGCAAAGGTGCGCAAGCCATGAGCAAACCCGGTCACAACAGCAGGGCCAAGGCTGGCCGGGTCAACGCTGAACGCCTCAAGTCCTTCATCGAGCGTATCGAGAAGCTTGAAGAGGAGCGCAAGGCTATCGGCGGCGACGTCAAGGACGTGTACGCCGAGGCCAAGGGCGTCGGCTACGACGTCGCCACCATACGCAAGATCGTGGCGCTGCGGGCCAAGGATGCGGCCGACATAGCCGAGCAGGAAACGCTGCTTGATGTCTACAAGCACGCGCTGGGCATGGAGACGAGCGGCCCGGTGACGGTGGTGCGGACGGACCCCAGCGAGGAAGAACTTGAGGCACTGGCAGGCCGGATCGTGGCGGAAGTTGACCGCTGCATGGATCTGGTCGGAGACGGCAACCAGTTGCCGACCATCCGCGCCATTCAGGACGCCATCGGCTGCAGCACAGGCAAGGCGAGCAAGCTGCGCGGCATGGTGCAGGAGCGGATTTCACGCTCCGGAGCCGTTCAGCGTGAAATGAAATCGGATCACGACGCAGACGGCGTGGTCACAGAGACACAGGATGCGGCCTCGCAGGGTGACTCCACACCCATGGCCCCGCAGACGGCCGAGGCTGCTACCTTTGCCGTCACCCCAGACACCCAAGGCGAGGTTGGGACTGGCACTCATTCAGACAAAGCGCCCGCCCCGCGATCGGTCGGCGCGGTAGGCCCGTCTTCGGGCCGCGTAGCACCCACCCCCTTCATGGGAGATGATCCAGGGCCTCCTCCTCCCTTTCTCATCCGCGCGCAGGCGGGGAGGGGGGCATGACCCAGACCGAGACAATCCTCGCGCACCTCCAGGCTGGTGGCAGCATCACGCCAATCGATGCGCTGCGGGAGTTCGGCATCTTCAGGCTGGCGGCGCGGATCAAGGACATCCGCGACGAGGGCCACGCCGTGCAGACGGATTGGGAGACTGACGGCGTGAAGAAGTGGGCGCGCTATTCGCTGAAGCGCGCGCAGCCGGCATGCACCGCTGATGGACAGGGGCTGCTCGCACTATGACCCGCCCCAAGTACGGCGCAAAGCCATATACAGGCTCGCTGCGCTCGCACCCATCGCGTGAACAGATGGGCTTCGCGTAATGGCGCGCATGTCCAGAAACAAGGGCAAGGTCGGCGAGCGCGAGGTCGCGGCCTTGCTGCGGGAGCACGGCTTTGAGGGCGCGCGAGGCGTCCAGTATCAGGGCGGCCGAGACAGCGCCGACGTGGTCGGCCTTCCGGGCTTCCATATCGAGGTCAAACGCGCCGAGACCTTCAGTGCCTACAAAGCTCTTGAACAGGCTGTAGCGGACAGCGCGGGCACCGGGACGCCCGTCGTGTTCCACCGGTCGAACTCGCGCCAGTGGATCGTGGTTCTGAACGCCGACAGCTTTCTTGATCTGGTGAAGGAGAAGCCGTCCCCATGAAACTCCCGCCCACCTCCATCGCCCCCGTCCATCAGGATGATCTGGTTCCGCTTCGCTCCACACCCATCCCGTGAACAGAAAGGATTCGAGCAATGAATGGCGACGCAAAGACTTTGGAAGGACTGGTAGCCAGAGCGCGGGCCATCCGTGAGGCCGGTTCGGACGTTCTGGACCTTGCGGGCTTCTGGCCGCTGATCGAAATCGCCGCCGCTAATCTGCCGGCACCCGACTACACGGCGATGAGTGGCCCGGAACTGCTTTATGCGTGCCGCGATGACGCCCATATGTGGGCCACCGCATTCTGTCAGCACGCGAAGAAGCAAGGGCACGACATAGACTACGGCTGGATGGTGGGTTGGTTCGCCAACGCCATCGAACACTCGCACGACGTGCGGACGGGCGGAGGCCCTGTGGTGATGCCGGACGGGTCGGCCTTCTTCGTGGCTGAAATCAAATGACGGAGCAAGAGCGCGCCGACATGCGGACAGCCTTCCGCCCTCTGGTTGAGGGTCTTGCGGGTAAGGCCGGGACGGTCAGCTACGACGAATGGGCGGCTGCGGTCGACCGTGCGTTTCCGCCCGTGCCCACCGATGGCGCGCCAGAAGAAACACCAAAGGTCAGGCACAAATGATCTTCTCACCCGCTCCCGTGGACAAGCCTCCTCTATGGGGTGTGATCCTGCCTGTAGCCGCCGCAGTGGCGGGGGTGGTTGCGTTTGTCGGCGCGCTGGTATGGGGGCTGATGTGAGCCGCGTCGAGGTCATCGGGGATTGCACGCTGTATCTGGGCGACTGCCTCGAAATCTTGCCGACGCTCGGCAAGGTGGATGCTGTAGTCACGGACCCGCCTTATGGGATTGGGTTGAACACGGACAATAGCCGATTCAGCGGGGGAAACACGGCGTCTATTGCAAGGCGAGGAAATGGCATCGGGTCGGCCAACGGCGCTCCGATTGCCAACGATGCCGAGCCATTTGATCCATCCCCTTTGTTGGCAATGTCATGCGAGAAGATTGTCTGGGGCTGGAACAACTACCCCGACAAACTACCGCGTGGCGCGTGCCTTGTCTGGTTGAAGCGCAATGACGACGCATTCGGCTCGTTCCTGTCGGACGCCGAGCTTGCATGGATGAGCAAAGGGCACGGGGTCTATTGCCGACGCGACCTCACGAACAACGCCATTGCGCTTGAGCGCTCGCACCCGACGCAAAAGCCGGTCGCGCTTATGGAATGGTGCCTCGGTTTTTTGCCTAAAGCCGAGACGATACTCGATCCGTACTGCGGCAGCGGCACGACAGGCGTTGCCTGCGTCAACCTAGGCCGGAGCTTCATCGGCATCGAGATCGAGCCCCGCTACTTCGACATCGCCTGCCGCCGCATCGAGGAAGCCTACAAGCAACCTCGCCTCTTTGCCGAGCCTCAACCCAAGCCGAAACAGGAGGCGCTGTTATGAGCGCTCCACACAACGGTTTGTTGTTGTTCCCGTTGCGTTTCGCTATACTTGGTGCCGGAGTCGGAAGCCTAGAAGGCGGCCGGCGCTTCGGCTACACGCAGGTTGTCAGAGGGCGGCAACCGCGAGGCCCGCGCCCGGCTGCTCCTAGCTGGGTTTTCACCTCTGACACCAACACCTCCTCGCACGTCCTGAAAAGCGGGCGCGGGGGGAAACCATAGGAGCTGTTGATGGCGCAACCACAATTGCGTGCAGATTTCTTCGCGCGTCCCGATGGCGTCTGTATTCCCAAAGCGCCGCCGCTCAAGGAGCGGGAACGATACGAGTTCTTTCAGGCCAGCGACCGGCTCTGCAATGCTTGTGGGCGCGAAATCCGCTCACTTGGGCGCGATACCCCGCCGTACCGCGCGGAGTGGTCCTACGGGCAAATAGACCACCTTCTCGCGCGCTCTCGCGGCGGGCAGAACGACCCGGCCAACCTTCGCCTTCTCTGCGTGTCCTGCAACACCAGCAAGGGAGCGAGCTAATGGCCGGCTATCCCTATCTGCCGTTGTGGGTGAACGCTTTCCTTGGCGACACCATGCACATGGATAACCGCGAGTGCGGCGCATACCTGCTCCTGCTCATGGTCGCGTGGAAGAAGGCGGACGGCGGCCTCCCCGACGATGACAAGATCCTGGCGCGCTGGGCGCGTTGCTCAAAGTCGGAATGGGCGCGCGTGAAGCCTGCCGTGATGGCCTTCTGGACGAAGGACGCACGAGGCGACTTCGTTCAAAAGCGTCTCGAAATCGAGCGCACTTATGTTGTTGGTCGCACGCAGAAAGCCAGCGCTGCCGCAAATGCTAAGTGGTTGAAAGAACAACAAAAGCGTGATGCGGACGCATTATCCGAGCAGAGCCGGAGCAGCCGCCAAGCATCTGCACTCATACCAAGACCTATAGATACTATAACTTCTAATCATACTGATCCCGCGCGCGCCGCTTCGCTTAGCCCTACGGGCTTCGCGGCGCACGCGAAACCCCCAAGCATGAACCAGCGCATGGCCGCCATCGCAGCCAAGAGCCGCAAAGCCTTCGTGGGGAACGCATGAGCGACGATGCACGCGGGAAGGACGAGCGGGGAGGGACCAAGATCGTCTCTCTCGGCAACATCACGTATCTCGACTTGCCCGCCGACCGCATCCTTGAGGGCGCCGTCGGCAACATGCAGGGCGTCGTTGTGATGGGCTGGAACGCTGAGGGCGAATTGTACTTCGCCTCGTCATACGCGGATGGCGGCCTCGTCCTGTGGCTCATGGAACTGGCGAAAAAGCGCCTGATGGAGGACGTATGACGGACCCGGCGCACTTCACAGATCCCAAATGGGCAGCCCAAGAGCGAGCGCGACAGGCCCGCGAGGCCCTTCGCGCGAAAGGCCTGCCAAAGGCTTTTTGGGCCGCTCGCGGCGCTACGCTCCTCCGAGACGGGCAAGAAGTGGCTTACATCATGCGCCTGCGCTGGGCATTGACGCTGCCTGAAGCCAAAGCGCTTTGCTCGCATATCGCCGACGCGCTCAATGCGATACCCACCGATGGCGCCGCGCCCGACCCGAGCAAAGGTCAGGCACCTCAATGATCACCCAATGGCGACCGGAGACGCTGCAATGACTAGCGGGGCAGCTTTCGTCGGATGGCAGCTAGTGCCACGCCGCGCGTTGTCAGCAGCGTCCGGAGTTCGACCCACACGCCGGGCGGTATCTCGTTTTGACCGGCGTCCCAGCGGCGCACCGTGCGGTCTGAGACGCGCAGGTCGCGCGCTAGGTCGGACTGCCAGCGCGGCCCGTACAGCGCCTCACCAGCCTGCCGAAGCAGGGCGGGGCTCATCGCCCCACCGCCATCTTTTCGGCCGTGATGAAAATCGGCTTGTGTTCCTGATGCTTTGCGTAGTGAGCGGCCTGCACCTTTTCGGCCCGCGCCTTAACCACTTCGTAAGAGCCCGAGAAAAGAACCTTGGTCGGGCGGCTGTTGGTCATTTCGTAAGCGATGTAGGTCATTTGGGTCTCTCCCGTTCTGGCTGGCCTGAGTGCCTCGCCGCTGAAAAGGAATATGTCCTAAAAAGCGGACATGGTCAAGCGCCAAAAGAAGAATTTTTTTGCGGAGAAATGCGATGAGCATGTTCGTTTGTGCCGAGTGTGGGGCTTTTGCCGACAGCGACGACGGCTGCGAGGAAGCGCCCGCGTCCAAGTACTACCCAGCGCACCAGCTTCTTTGCGTTGATTGCGCGGAAGAAGACTCCCCCACAGATGGCACCGAACGATCGACCACCAAAGGGGAGGGCCCCCAATGACCAAAGCAGATGAAATGAACGCCCTTGCAGATCGGTGCGAGAGGGAGAGGGCGAGTCGGAAGTTAGACGGCGCTATCGCTGCGGCGCTCGGCTTGAAGCATGGGCCGTGGGAGAAAGGTCACATTGAATCGCGCTCGATCAGCAGTGGCCCGGAAGCTGCCCTCGCCTACACCACCAGCCTGGACGCGGCCTTCACGCTCGTGCCGGAGGGTATGGAATGGACCATCACCCACAAAAACGGGGGCCTTGACTGCCCTTCGGTTTTTGTCGGGCGCAGCCTCGATTGGTCAAGTGAAGAGGCGCACACACCCGCGCTTGCCCTCTGCGCCGCCGCTCTCCGCGCCAAAGCCGCCCTCTCCCACCCAGACCCCGCTCCCATGCGGAGTGAGCGAAGCGAACGAGCCACATCTCTCCTCCCGGTAAAGGAGGGGGAATGAGCATGAGCGAGACCATCGAACTGGTTGCATTTTTGGGCTGCGCGGCGGTCATCCTGACTGTGCTGGCTCATTGCCTGAGTTTGTTGTGGCTATTAGCGCAATTCCGGAACTTCGATCCGCCGCCAACGGTCACCTACGTCCAGCCGCCATTTCTCGGCTCGTGCCCCAAATCCGATGCCACCCCCAATCAGGACACCCCTGAATGACCCGAACCTGGACCCCAGACGACACCGCCACCCTCAAGAGGATGGCGGGAAGGCCGGACGCCGAGATTGCCGACGCCACCAAGTTCTCGATCCGGACTGTCCGGGAGCATCGCCGCGCCCTCGGGATCAGCGCCTTCCAAGGCCGCGCTCACTGGACCCGCAGGGATTGGTTGCTTGCCGACGCAGCAGGGCTTGACTTTTCCATGTCACTTTGACGCCTATGGGCTGCTGACCGCCACAACCGAGCGATCAGCCCATGGCCGGAAGAGGCCGCCCGACCAAGTTCAACCCAGAATACAGCGAGACCGCCCGCAAGTACTGCCTGTTGGGCGCGACGAACGCTGACTTGGCAAACTTCTTTGAAGTGGCTGAAAGCACAATCGGCAAGTGGCTGGCTGAGATTCCCGAATTTTCGGATGCCGTAAAAGAGGGTCGGGAAGAAGCTGACGCCAAGGTGGCTGAGCGCCTGTATGCGCGCGCCGTTGGCTACAGCAACCCGCACGCCGTCAAGATATTCATGCCGGCTGGTGCGTCTGAGCCGGTTTATGCCCCATACACCGAGCATTACCCGCCAGAGACAGCAGCCGCCATCTTTTGGCTGAAGAACCGCCGCAGGGCCGACTGGCGAGACAAGATCGAACACACAGGCGAGGACGGCGGCCCAATCACCGTGGTCATTCGGAAGTTCTCCGATGACTGAGATCGTATTGCCTAACAACTGGAGCCCGCGCCCGTACCAGATGCCGTTCTGGACGGCCATGGAACGCGGCTGCAAGCGCGCCATCCCGATCTGGCATCGCCGCGCCGGCAAGGACGACGCCGTGCTGCACTGGACGGCAACGGCGGCTCACCAGCGCAAAGGTGTGTATTGGCACATGCTCCCGCAGGCCAACCAGGCCCGCAAGGCGGTCTGGGATGCCATCAACCCGCATACAGGCCTGAAGCGCATAGACGAGGCGTTCCCCGTTGAATTGCGCTCCAGCACCCGCAAGACGGACATGGCGATCGAGTTCAAGTGCGGGTCCATGTGGCAGCTCGTCGGCTCCGACAATTTCAACAGTCTGGTCGGCTCGCCCCCCATCGGCATCGTGTTTTCCGAGTTCGCCTTGGCGGACCCGGCGGCGTGGGCCTACCTCTCGCCCATCCTTGAGGAGAACGGCGGCTGGGCGGTGTTTATCACCACGCCGCGCGGCAAGAACCACGCTTATCGCATGCTGCAAAATGCCAAGAAGCAGCCGGATTGGTTCGCCGAGGTCCTGACCGTTGACGACACCGGCATGCTGAGTCCGGAGCGCTATCAGGCTATCCGACAGGAGCGCATTGCCGAGTTCGGCGAAGCCTATGGCGACGCCATGTGCGAGCAGGAATACCGCTGCAGTTTCGAGGCCGCGGTGCTGGGGGCTTATTTCTCGAAGGAGATGGCGAACGCCGACCGGGAAGGCCGAATTTGCGACTTGATGGCCGACCCGAGCCTGCCTGTGCATACCGCATGGGATCTTGGCGTCGATGACAGCACGGCCATCTGGTTCTTTCAGGTGTTGGCCGGCGGACTCAACATCATCGACTATTACGAAGCGTCGGGTGAAGGCGCAGACCACTACGTCAAGGTGTTGGAGGAGCGCGCTTACCCATATGGTCGGCACTTCGTCCCGCATGACGCCAAGGTCAAAGAGTGGGGAGCGCCTGGCGCTCGTACTCGCGTCGAGACGCTGCAGAAGTTGGGCATCAATCCCGAGTTAGTGCCGGATGAATCGTTCGCCGACGGCATCCAGGCTGCACGCACGACGCTGGCCCGCTGCAGGTTCGACGCAGAGCGCTGCGAGCGGGGGCTAGATGCCCTCCGTAGCTACCACACCAAGTACGACGAGAAGCTGCGCACGCTGGCCAAGAACGCCGTGCACGATTGGGCAAGCCATGGAGCGGACGCCTTCCGGTATCTGTCGCTGGCGTGGCGCGAACTGCGTGCCGCCCCGCCGCCCGTTCCCTCCAAGGCTGAGGTCTACGTCGGCCAGCCCGACGGCACCATTAAATCCAACCTGACCTTCCGGGAGATGGTCGAGCGCAACAAGAAACGGCGACTGGAGACGCAATGAGCACCGAAATCGCCGAACAGGGCTCCGCGACCATCGAGACCCAACAGGAGTTCGCCAAGTCTCCGACCGAGTTCTGCAAGAACTGGATGTCTGCCATCGAGCTTGCCTCCAAGGAGGAGGAGCAGTGGCGGGACGATGCGGACGCGACCGTCCGGCGCTATCGCAAGAGCCGGCCCGGCCAGTTCAACATCCTGTTCGCCAACACTCAGACCACTGTGCCGGCGCTCTACAACAGCGAGCCGGTGCCGGACGTGCGCCGCCGGTTTGGCGATGCAGACCCGGACGGCAAGGCTGTCGCCATGGCCTTGGAGCGGGGCATTTCCATCCAGGCTGAACTGTACGACTTCAACGCGTGCATGGAGGCTGCGGTCAAGGATCGCCAGCTCCCAGGGCGTGGTGTGACGCGGGTGCGGCTGGTCACAGGACCGAACGGCTCCCGCCGCATTGAGTGCGAGCCGGTCATCTGGGACGACTTCCGCCGTGGCCCGGCGAAGCTGTGGCGTGACGTGCCGTGGATCGCCTTCCGTCACCGCATGACCCGCGACGAACTGGTTGCACTCTCGCCGAAGTACGGCAAGGAGGTCACGCTCGACGCCACCATCGGCGACGTGAAAAAGGGAGAAGACATCCCCGAGATGTTCAAGCGCGCCGTTGTCTGGGAGATTTGGGACAAGGTGCTGGGCAAGTATTTCTTCATCGCGGAATCGTTCAAGGACGGGCCGCTCCTCGTGGAGGATGACGGCTACAAGCTGCGGGATTTCTTTTGCGTGCCCGAGCCGCTGTATGCGGTGCGGACCAGCGACAGCCTCGTCCCGGTCTGCGAGTTCATGATCTGGAAGCCCCTCGCCGATGAGGTGGACACGCTCACCGAGCGCATCGGGAAGATCGTCAAGGTGATGAAGTGGCGGGGTCTGTACGACGGCACCTTCGCCAACATCGTGGAGAAGCTGGAGGGGCTCGAAGACGGCCAGCTTGCGGCGGCCGACGATCCGGCCCGCTCCCTGCAGCAGGGCGGCATCGAGAAGGCCGTGTGGATGATGCCGGTGGCCGACGCGGCAAAGCTGGTGGAATCGCTCTACCTTGCCCGCGAGCAGGCCAAAAACCAGCTTTACGAGTTGACGGGCGTTGCCGACATCCTCCGGGGCTCGACGCAGGCCAGCGAGACGGCTACGGCGCAGCAGATCAAGGCGCAATGGGGATCGCTACGCCTTCAGGAGGCGCAGGCCGAGGTGCAGCGCTACGCCCGCGACCTGTTCCGCATGATGGCGGACCTGATGGCCGAGGTGATGGAGCCGGCCGAAATCGCGGCCATGACGGGCATCCAGCTTACGCCGCAGCAGATCGACCTGATGCAGGGTGGGGACCTGCGGCGCGAGTTCGTGATCGAGATCGAGACGGACTCGACCATCCGGGCAGACCTTGCGCGGGCACAGGAGAACGTTTCTGGCTTCGTCACGGGATTCGGCACGTTCATTCAGTCGGTCGGCCCCGCTGTGCAGGCGGGCATGATGCCCGGTCCCATCGCCGTGAAGCTGCTTTCCTCGTTCGCGCGCAACTTCAAGCTGGGGCGCGAGGCCGAGACCACCATGGACGAGTGGGTCAAGTTCTTGGAGGAGCAGGCCAAGCGGCCGCCCGCACCGCCGCCGCCCGACCCGAAGGCCGAGGCTGATAAGGCCAAGGCTGAAGCTGCAATCCAGAAGACCCAACTCGACGCCAAGCGCGACCAGCAGAAGCACGGCATGGACATGCAAAAGCTGTCCGCTGAGGCCGCCCGTGACGAGCGCAAGGGCCAGCTTGAGGAACAGAAGCTCACCCGAGAGATCCAGGCCGAACAGATCCGCGCGGGCCTCAACCAACAGCAGATGGTCGGCGAATACCAGATTAAGGCCGCCGAGCAGGAAATGATGGGCGAGCACACCGTGCGAAATCACGCCCTCAACATGGACGCGCTGAGGGCCAAGCAGGCGGCGGCGAAGAAGCCGAACGGAGCGGACCAATGATCGCCAACAAGTACGAGCGCCCGACGTGGATTCCCCTGTCCAAGCCCGCGTGGGAAGCCCTGCGCGCTGAGTTTCGCAGCCTTGGGCCGCGCCATCGCAACATTGACCGCTGGGAAAACGACCTTGGCTGGCGGATCGACCCCGACGTGGTGGACGCCTATCTCGCGCCGGAGGTCCAGTGACCCGCTACCGCCTTTCCCCTGACGGACTATGGATCGACAAGGCCACGGGCTTGCCCATGGAAGCCCCCGAGCGCGTCTGCCGCCCCATGGTCATCAAGGACGTGACCTACAAGTCGCCCCTGTCCGGCAAGGAGATCACCAGCCGCAGCGAGCGCCGCGAGGAGATGAAGCGGCACAACGTGCGCGAGGTCGATCCGGGCGAGTTCACGCCGACCTACAACAGCAAGAAGCGGGCGGATGCCGCGCGACGCGACCACAACCCGCGCGAGACGCCGAAGCTGGAAGAGGGCGTGTATCACCGGCTGAAGAAGTCGGACCTCCCCGAGCGTATCGCCAAGACGATTGCCTAACCCCTTACCCGGTGATAGCATGAGCGACGAGATTGAGAACGTAAGCGTCGAGACCCCGGTAACCGAAACTCCGGTTGTCGAGGCACCCGCGCCGACGTTCGAAGAGACGGCAGACCGAATTGCCCGTGAGATTGCTGAACGCGATCCGATCCACGGGCCGGATGGCAAGTTTCAGCCCAAGGTCGTAGCGCCGAGCGCTCCCACGGGCATCGATGTTCCTGGCAAGCCCGAGCTTGCAGCGCCCGAACCGGTAAAGCCGGCCATCGAAGCGCCGCAGTCATTGTCAGACGCCGTGAAGAAGGTTTGGCCTTCGCTTCCACCCGACGTTCAGGCCGAATGGGCCAAGCGGGAAAGCGAAGCCACACAGAAGATCACGACGGACGGGCAGCGGCTCAAGTCTCTCAGCGCATTCGAGGAACTCAGCAACTCCATCCAAGACAGGTTGCGCGAGGTCAACGCACCGGCCCCGGAGTACTTCCGGCGCCTGTCGGCGGCCGACCAACTTCTGTCACGGGACGGACCGGCTGGCCTTCGCGAAGTCGCCAAGATGTACGGGATCGACCCGCGAGCCGCTTTCGGACAACCCGGCCAACAGCCGGACCCCTCAAGCGCCCTGCATTCCAAAATCCACGAACTCGAAACCAGACTCGCCGAGCGCGAGGAGGCGGACAAACAGGCCCGCCTGAACGCAGCACTGAAGCAGATCGAGCAGTTCAGCAAGGACAAGCCGCATTTCAGCGCGGTGGAAGACCTGATGGACAAGTTCCTCCGCTCCGGCGCCGCCAAGGGCTTGGACGACGCCTACGACATGGCGATCAACGCACACCCGGAAATCCGGGCCAAGCGGGAAGCCGAGGCAAAAGCGGAGGCCGAGAAGAAGGCCGCCGAGGAAGCCAAGGCAAAAGCCGCGCGTGATGCGAAGATCACTCCTCTTGCAAGGCGTCCCGGCTCCACGCCGACGGCGCCCATCAAGGGCAAGTCTATCTGGGAAACGATCGACAAGGTGGACGCGGAGATCAGGGCGCGCGGATAAGCGAAAGGCCCTTTAAATGGCATCCCCCAACTCGACCTTCACGGAAATCGTCACCACGACGCTCCGTGAGCATCCGTCGGAAATCACCGACAACGTGAGCGACCACAACGCCCTTCTTCGGCGCATGAAGAAGCGCGGCAACATCAAGAAGATCGACGGCGGATACGAGATCGTCCGGCCGCTCGACTATGCCGAAAACGGCACCTACCAGCGCTTCAGCGGCTTCGACACGCTCAACGTGGCGGCGTCCGACGTGCTGAGTGCGGCCAAGTACGACTGGACCCAGGCGGCGATTCACGTCACCGCGTCGGGCCAGCAGCTTCGCATGAACTCGGGCGGCAACCGCATCGCCGATCTGGCGAAGGCCCGCCTGAAGAACGCGATCCGCACCGCCGCCAACTACCAGTCGATCGACCTCTACTCGTCCGGCGCGCTGACGAACCAGATGGGCGGCCTTGCCCATATCGTCACAAACGACGGCACGGGCACGGTAGGCGGCATCGTCGCCGGCACCTATACGTTCTGGCAAAACCAGTACTACGAGGCGCCGTCGAGCAACGCGGTCAGCAAGTCCAACATCAAGGGGTACATGAACACCCTTTGGCTGCGCTGCGTGCGCGGCACGGACAAGCCGGACCTGATCGTCTCCAGCCACGACTTCTACTCGTACTACTGGGAGTCGCTGCAGGATCTCCAGCGCTTCGCATCGGCCGACAAGGCCGAGGCTGGCTTCCCCGAGCTGAAGTACAACACCGCCGACGTGGTGTTTGACAGCAACAGCAACTTCTCGACCACGGCCGAGAAGATGTACTTCCTGAACACCGACTATCTGGAGATGGTCGTCCACAAGGACGCCGACTGGTCGCAGATGGACGACAAGATGTCGGTGAACCAGGACGCCGTCGTGATCCC